TATGTAGATCGGAATAAACTTGGATTGTCCTTATCTGCACCCATACCAGATAGACTACTAGACCCAAATTGAGTACTGCCTTTATTAGAGACATTACTTTTTAAAACTTTACCAACTAGGTAGCTATCTAATTTCTCAGCTATAGCAGTAGGCCGTTTAGGCCCCTTACCACCTGGAACAAAGATATCTACAATCAATTGGCCACTACGAGATTGTAATGGATTAGTCTTGTTACTATTTGATACAATAATGGATAAGCGAATAAATTCACTACCAATATTTGTACCGGCAAAATCGTCAGGTACAGTTTTAATATTCTCAGCAATCCAGGCCGCAGAGCCAAAGACACCAAGGATATCGGAGTTAATGTTAGCGAGAGCTCCCATTATGCCTCCTTAGCTAAATTAATGGTAATCGTATAACCGTTATTGTCATACGGAGGAATAATATTCCAGGTCTGGCCATTAAATGTGGCAGTATCATAGATATCACCACCGCTAAAATCACTAGCATCTAAAATAAGTTGAGCCTGCAAACCATTTCTGGTTGAGTAGGTGCCCTTAGAGTTTGATGTTAATGAGTTCTTCTGATTAACTAATATTGCTTTTACTGTAACACTTCCATTAGCAACTAGCTGTGGGTCTTGATTATTAAAGTCAAAACCAGTTGTATCAGTCTTTGTCAGGACAACGTCAATGGCTAAATCTTTTAATTGGCGAAATGCCTTTTTGACACTGCCTTTTACTAGATTTTTAAAAGCCATTAGATCCTCCAGACAGATCTAGATCCTCTATTTAAGAGTAAAGGATTGATGTATTTTCTTACTACATCGGGCAATAGAGCAGGCTTAATAATTCTTTCGAGAGTAATAGATCCAATATCTAGATTTACCACCTCGCCAGTATTATCAAGTAACCCATCATTATTTAATAAATGATAAGCAAGCTCCATTTGAGCAGTAGGAATCCGCTTAGGTGTTGAAGTCCCATCCATCCAGACCTCGCAACCTAAGCGGGGATCAAAGTATTCACCGTATCTAGGGAAAGCTAGGTTTTGTGTATCGCTTACAGCCTGACCCACCCAATCTAGATTTTCTAGAACTTGAGTGGCCGTAATAAGGGCTTGACTCTTTTGAGTAGGCGAAGCAGAAGTCCAAGCATCAACGTCTAGCTTGTCAGCGAAGTATGTATCACCATCACTGACGTCAACGTAGGAGTTAGTTCCCTTAGTTAGGCTCATAAACGACCCTCAATTAGCTATGGAAGATCGGAAGAATGCCAAGCTGGAGAGCCGAGTTAGTCTTACGAGTCCAGACACCGTTAGTCGAAGCCATAGTACCCGAGGCAACAGTCAGAAGGTCTTTCTGAGCAGCGGCTTCAAGAACCGACTGATAGTCAGTATCGAGAGGGAATGCACCTTGCGAACCAGCCCAGTTGTAACCAGCCGGATGCGCAACGTAGCCCCAACGGTACCAAATATCGGTAGAACCACCACCGTTATAGGCACGACCATCACGGAAGATTTCGACAGGAGTAGGCACATCAAGAGGCTTCATAGCAATCGCACCAGGAAGCACGATGAACGAAGTCTTGACACCAACGATATCCACGCCAGCACCAGTGTTGATCTTGGTAAGCTGAGCGGACGAGAAGCCTTGCGAGGCACGAGTCTGAATAAGACGGAACTTGCCACCGAAGATTGTTTCGAAGTTGATGTTCGCTTCCGAAACTTTAGTTTGATCCACAAGGTTAGCCGAGCGGAGCGAAGCAAGAATTTCAGGCGAAGTTACGAGGTAAGCGTACTCAGGCTCGTAGTCCTTATAGGCCATACCGATAGCCTGGAGGAAGTTCGAAGCACGGTCAGCACCTTGAACCGCAGCAGTCGCAGCGATGATAGGAGTAGCCGCACCAAGATCTACATAGAAGCCAAACTGCTTGTTTGTAGGATCGTTAGTGAATGTCTGACCACCAAGGCCAGTCGAGCCAGAGCCAGCGCAAGCACCGTTAAGAGCTTCCGAGATGGCGACGCCTTTAAGGATCGCTAGAATAGCGTTATGCTCATCCTGCGCGCGATGTTCAGCAAAGTCACGCGAGATCTTCGCAAGACCATCCTGTTGTGTTACAATGCTCTGCATGTTAACAGCGGTCGCACCATAAGTGCGGACAGTCTTAACATATAAGAGGAAGTCAGAGGCGTAGGTGTTACCTGTACCAGCAGTAGCCACGGTTAGCGAGGCAACGTTGATAACAGGAGTCATTGGTTTGAACCAACGGACCTGACCAATGAAGGTTTCAGTAGAGGTGTTGATCTCGGGATTATCACCCACGATACCACTACCGGATAGCTTCTTAGCGTTAGTATAAGCTTCATCGCTATACGCGCTAATAGCCGATTGCAGGGCGAAGTTCGTTGCGCCCGGTACGTTCTGTACAATAGTCATTTCTTAAAATCCTTAGAGATTATTTTCTCCCTAATTGACCTTTCTCAGCTAGAGCAATAACTTCAGCTTGAGTCATGTTAAATAGGGACTTTCCAGCATTAGGGTTTGGTTTACCGTTCTGTTCACCAGAACCACCACCAGAAGAAGTTTTGGGCTTTAACAAGAAAGATTTAGTTTCATCTTTAACAAAGTTAGCAACGGCTTCAGCGATA